TGGCAGAAGAACCGCATTGAGGCCCGCAAGTGGACAGCCGCCAAGCTGAGGCCAAAGAAGTACGGCGACCGCGTGGCGCTCGAAGGCGTGGAGGGTGGAGCCGCCATCAAGACCGAGGACACCAACGCCAACAAGTTTCTTGAAGTCATTCGCAACCTTGAGATGACCAAGCGTGCTGGCTAAAAAGTATTCACCTCGCGCCCTCGTGGTGTCGAAAAACACGGGGTTATACACCTCGTGTCTGGCTTGAGTAATACTTGTGTTAGCAGAACTGCTCGAAGACCCAGAAGTACAGGCGGAGTTCAACGCCCAAGGGGAGCATGACCGCATCGCGCAGATTGCCCACGCTGGGTGGGTGGTGCAAGCACACCCCTACCAGATACCGCCCGACCTAGAGATTGACTACACCGTGTTCCTTATGCTTGCTGGCAGGGGCGCGGGGAAGACCCGTAGTGCCGCTGAAGCCTTGTGGTGGTGGGCATGGACTCACCCGAACACGATGAGCATTGTGCTGGCCCCTACGTCGGGCGACTTGAAGTTCACCTGCTTTGAAGGGCCGTCTGGCCTATTGGCCTGCATCCCTGAGCCGCTGGTGGTGGACTACAACAAGCAAGACCACCTCATCAAGCTGTCCAACGGTTCCAAGATTCGAGGCGTGTCGGCTGACTCGTATGACCGCCTGCGTGGTATTAACTCATCGTTCTGTTGGTGTGACGAGTTGGCGGCATATCAATACCTTGGCCCTAACGAGGCGTGGGACAACATGATGTTAGGCTTGAGGATTAAGCCAGACGACAAGCCCCACAGCCACCCTCGTGTCATCGTGACTACGACACCGCGCCCAAAGGACTTGATTCTTGACCTTGTAGGGCGTGAGGGTGACGACGTGGTGGTCTCCCGCGCAAGCACCTACGACAACGCCAAGAACCTCGACAAGGCGTTCCAAAAGCAGTTGGAGACCTATCGTGGGTCGAAGCTGTACGAGCAGGAGGTGATGGGCCTAGTGGTCGACCTCGAAGATGGCAAGGTGGTCGGGCGCGATATGTTCAAGATGTACCCGCACGACAAGCCTCTGCCTAAGTTCGAGTACATCGTCATGTCGCTGGACTGCGCGTACACGGACAAGACCTACAACGACCCGACAGCGTCCACCACATGGGGCGTGTTCAAGCCTCTCGATGGCCCAATGTCCGTCCTGCTCATCGACTGTTGGGCTGAACACCTGACGTTCCCTCAACTCAAGCCCAAGGTGCTAGAGGAGTGGCGCAACTCATACGGCGAAGGCAAGGACGCCAAGCGCCCTGACCTGATACTCGTGGAGGCCAAGGCGTCAGGTCTGTCTCTGGTGCAGGAACTGCAAGCGATGCACTTGCCTGTCCGTGCGTGGAACCCGGGGAACGCGGACAAGATGACCCGCCTTCAGATTACCGCCAGCATCTTCTCGACTGGGCGCGTCTGGCTCCCTGAGTCGTCAGTGCATAAGGGATACGTCAAGGACTGGGCCGAGGGCTTCCTGTCCCAGATATGCGCCTTCCCTGATGCCGCTCACGATGACTACGTCGACGCAACCACGCAGGCCATGCGACTACTCAAGGACATGGGGTTCCTCGACATCAACCCTGAGCCTCTGTATGATGACGATGACGACTATGCTTATACCCGTAAAGAGCGGGTCAACCCATACGCGGTGTAATAGATGGCAGACCCAAAGAAAATACTAGGTGGACTCGGCAGGATGGGCAAGCGCCTGCTTGCTGAACCAGAGCCAGCCTATAGCCCCAAGATTCTGGAATCAACCACCGCTAAGTTTGCGGACAAGATTGCAGACGCAAACCCCAAGCTGACTGACGCTGAGGTGCAGAAGAAGGCGCTGGCTCAAGCAACCAAGAAGCTAGAGTGGGAGCGAGTCCAAAAGCCTGCCCTTGAAAAGCAATATGGCGCATTAGGTAAAGCCTCCTTCGCCGACAGCAATCCCAACAAGATGCAGAACACTGCTGAGGTGGTGGCAGAGCGTAAGCGTAAGGCCAATGAGTTCCTTGACCAGCCTACGGAGCCGTGGACGCCTCCTCGCAAAGAGTTGCAGGCATTTGACCGCGCATCTATCAAGGACGCGATGGAGGGCTTTCCTGACGTAGAGCAGTCGTCGTTCCCTCGTGACATACCCACACGCGCCAGCACTTCCCATGTTGATGAGTTGTATGCTGACCCAGAGAACCGCGCCCTCATTGAGAAGCAAATCAAGCGTGGCCTGCCATTAGGTGGTGAGACGTTCTATGCATCGCTCTACCCCGTCAAGCAAGCGGTGATGGAAGCTGGAATGTCTGCGGATAAGTTTGATAAGTGGGTTCACTCAATTGCGCCTGCATCTGCCCGTAACTCCATAATGAATGAGATGGCTGTGGGCCAGTTCTTGCGCAACATGAATGCGCGTGGCATCCCTTTGACCGAGGAAAATGTTGCCAAGGAGATGGCGGCGTATAAGGATAAGTTTGGCATTGGCCTGCCTCTCATGCCACTGCATCGTCAAGGTGTGCAGAGCGTCCTTGAGGGTGGGCAAAACCTGCGCGAGATGAACAAGGCAAACGTCCCGACCAACTACAAGATTCCGACCTACGGCTCACAAAAAGCTGGTGACTTTGCCAAGTCTGTAACGCTAGACGTGCATGAGGCGGCGGGTCAGACGCAAGGCAGTCGCTACCATCCCTACTTTAAAGAGCAGGGTGGCTTTGGCAACACTGAGTACAACGTGGGTGAGCAGGGAATGCTAAGTATTGCGGACGACCTTGGCATCCCCGGTGGTATGGCCCAAGCTGGTCGCTGGTTTGGTGGAGGAGAACTGACTGGCTTACGCTCACCCCGTGGTGATGCGCTTGACCTGCTCGAAAAGCAAGTCGCTTTTACTTTGAAACAGAAAGGAATTCAGCCCAACCCAGCCAATGTGCGTGCGGAGGTGCTGAACCAAATTAAAACGGGTGAGGGTGACCTACTTCCTTACTATCGCAAAGATGGTATGCCTGATGTGCGAGAGACTGGACTGCAACGAGCAGAGGGTGGTGAGGTTGACATTGAAGCGGCAGACGCACGCCTAGCGGCGGCAATGAGCCAACGTATGGCAAAGGGTGGCAGTGTAGACATCGAGGCCGCTGACGCCCGTTTAGCGCAGGCTATGGCCCAACGCATGGCTGGTGGTGGAGGAGCCTTCAAGAAGATTGAGTTTATGCAGGCTGGTGGGATTGCTAAGGGTGCAGTCAAGGGATTCAAGCGCCTGTTTGGTGATAACGTCCTGCCAGCAGTCGAGCGAGACGCCAACCTTGCCAAGTTCCTTGAGCCAAGCAAGACGCCCATGCGCTTGTATCACGGCACGACTGCGACCGAAGGCGGTAAGGGTCAAGAGGCCATCCGCCGCATCAAGCCTAGCAAGGAAGGCGCGTTAGGCTCTGGTATATACACAACCCCTAACACTGCACACGCAAGCAGTTACACAGGCATCCCCAACGACGACGCGCTTGCGATGATGAGTCAGGGTAACGACTACACTAAAAAGATGGCTGACCAATTTATGGCTGACCGTGCGTCAGGTACGTTGCGTGAAGGACAGGCAGGCGGCAATATGTTGCCAGTCCATGTGCAGATGCGCAACCCTCTTATCATTGGCAGGTCGGGTAGGAACATTGACCCAGCGGCTGACGCGCTCATGAGCCTTGGCATGGATGAGGCCAGCGCCATTCGATTGGTGGAAAAGGCGTTTGAGGAGAAGGGCAACATTGGCAAGCAAATTCAAACCAGAGCGCAGGCCCAAGGCTACGATGGCATCATGCAGTACCGTGGTGACAACCTGTCCGAGGTGGTGTCCTACAGGCCCAATGCAGTCAAGAGCGCAATTGGCAACGAAGGAACCTACGACATTAACGTCCCTGACATGAACAAGGCTGAGGGTGGCCCAGCATTCAAGACCCTGCAATTTAAGGAGCCTCAGCACTTTGACGGTGGTGGCATTGCCTCACCTGAAGAGAGTAGCGGCAACGAAACCAAACCCTTCTTTGAAACTCAGAAGTGGAGCGACATCAAGAAGAACGCCGCTGAGATGTACGCGGAGGGTAAGCAAAGCCTTGCCAGCGACTA